GCCGGATCCAGATCCCGAGGATGGCGAACACCGCGGCCTTGAGCGCCAGTTCGCGACCACGGTTCGCGGTCTTGACGAACGGCAAGCCGAGATGCGCCAGGCCGCGGCCGAAGGGTTCGCCGGGGCTGACGTACTGGCGCGAGATGATCCAGGGGTTGGTGCGGAAGTCTTCGCGATAGAACGCATGGTCCGCGTCGTCGATCGTCTCCGCCCAGACGACGAGCTCGAACTTCTTCTCGGCCGTGTGCCAGTAGACGTACTGCACGATGGTCACGTCGTCCGTTGACGAGCGCGCTTCCTTGATGGCCTTGGCCATCTTGTCGGACCAATTGGCTTTGGGCCACAGCGCCTCCAGGTGGCGCATCTTGTGCTTGCGCTTCCAGTAGACGCCCCACACTTCGCCGTTCGGACCTTCCTCGAGCGCGAGCTCGACGACGGGCGCGCAGGCGCTGTCGACGATAGCGCCGTCGGAGTTCTTGGTCAGGAACAGCGCCGACGTGCCGGCGAAGTGATCCTGCATGCTGGTTGTGAGATTGAGATACACGCGCGGAACGAGCGCGTGCACCATGTCGGTCACCTGCGCCAGCTCGCGATTTATCTTGGTCTTGTCGACGCCTGCGGGCATGAACGGGCCCGCCTCGAGCTTGAACGCATCCTGGCCGAGAGGCATCCAGTCGGCAAGCACCTGGCCGGCGTAATTGGCGGCCGCGCTGAGGCCCGTGCCGTCGAACAGATAATCGGTTCGCGTCTGCCCTTCGCTTGGTCCGCTGGCGTCCGGCGCGCGCTGCACGGTCGGTTCACGAAACGGCATGTAGTAGCGATAGATCTCGCGCAGCTCCTGGTGATAGGGCGACGCGCGATTGAACGCATCGGCGCAATCCTTGCGCATGTCGGCGACGGATCGCGTGGGGCTGATCATCCCAATAGGCCTTTCAATTCATCGTCGACATAGCCGAGGAAGCCGCCGCCGGCGCCACCGCCTGCGCGGCGCTGTCCTTGCTGCACCGCGTCCTGCTTGCGCTTCTGCTCGGCGAGCTCGGCGGCCTGCGCCTTCTGCGCTTTTTGGGCCGCCTTGACCGCCTTCTCGGCGCCAGGGTTGAAGATCTTCGCAATCGCTTTTGCTAGCTTACCCACCGCCGCCTCCACGTTTCGATGCCATCCGCCACGCCGGCGAACTCAAACCCCAACATCAGGCACAGACGCTGCCCGTCACGATGACCGGCGCGGACGTGGCACAGAATGGTGCGCGGCCTCCGCGCCTGTGATGCGTCGAGAAAGTCACGCGCGAACCGCACCAGACGCACCACCCAAGAGCCAAGCCCGCCACGGCCTGCAGGCGGTCCCATGAACCAGAGCTCGCCCTCATCAGGCGCGAGATCCACGATGCCCACGATGACGCGCGGCACCTCGCCAGGAACCTCGCGCAGCGTGTAGGCTTCGGAGATGCCGGCCTGCGCGTGCAGGTAACGATAGACGCGGCGATGCTCCGGTAGGGCGTCGCTGTTGGCATGCGCGATCCATTCCCAGACATCCGCCGCGGTCGTGAACTGCACGATCATCAGCGCCCCGCCAGGAAATTGGACTTGATCACGGTCGAGCCGCCGCGCTGCTGGCGCGCCCGCTGCGCCTCCGGCCCCGTGCCGCGCACCGGGTTGATCACGCCATAGAGGCCCTTCTTGCCCAGCATCCAGTACTGCAGGGCGTCGTGGACGTGCGAATACTCGCCCTTGTCCGGCTTAGCATCCGAGGCGACCACCTTGCGCACCGGGTCGATGCGGTAGCAGTAGTGCGACGCGAAGCCCTTGCGCAGCATGCGACAGCGCGGCGATAGCAGCAGGCCCGGCGTGTTGCCGTCGATGAAGTAGGTCAGCTCCTCGCGCACCGCATCGAGGCGCACGATAATCGCGTTTGTGTCCGATGCCGGCAGGATCGGCGCGCCAAGCTCGAGCGACAGCGCCTCCATCCAGGCGAGCTCGCCGTCCTCGCGATCGGCGCCCTTGAAGCCGGCCGGATCGCCCCAGCCGCACGAGATCGTCATTCCAGGCGCCAGATCTGCTACCTGGCGCTTGATGGCTTCGGCGAAGCGCCGCACGCTCATGCGCCCCGGCACGATTTCTGCGAGCGCGCGGAACTGTCCGTCGTGCCGTTGCTGGCCGATGATGGCAGCTGGATTGCCGAGGCCTGCGTCGATGCCGAGCTCGAGCGGCAGCTTTGGATCGATCGCGAGATCGGATCGCGCCAGGTGGCGGTCGTCGGTGTATTCCGGATAGACCGGCTGGCCGGCATCGCTCGGCCCGTATTCGTTGTGGATGAAGCGGCGCACCCACTTCGGCCGGTGCGCGTTCATGGCGGCGAGGTTTTCGTAATAGCCCTTCGGCAGGTTCTGCGTGTTCTCCGCCTGCGGCGATAGACCCGACGGCTGCACGTATTGCCGGAACCCCGGCGGCCGGGTTTCTTCCATCAGCTGGTAGTAGCCGCTGTCAATGTCGGGCGAGTTCAAGTCTCCGCGCACGTAGCCATGCCACTCGATGCCGTCGGGCAGCATGTCGCGGTTCGGCCAGCGGCCGAGGCGGCCGATCGCCTGTTCGACCAGGCCATCGGGTAAGAGGTCGAGCTCGAACAGATACCAGGCCGACGGCTCGAAGCCGCGCACGAACTGCTCCACCGACAGCTCGCCGATCGCGGCGAAGATCGCCGAATAGCAAACCTCGATGCGCTGGCCGTTGCGGATCACGTCGAAGTTGATCTTCTGCTCCGCGAAGCGGCCGCTGCCGCCCTTCCAATCGCCATCGGTCCAGGCGCCGCCGTCGCGCGGCAGCCAGTGGGTCCAGGTCGGATACAGGTTGCGCTCGATCTGGCCGTAGGTGGCGCCGACGATCGCGTCGCGGAAGTGGATCTTGCCGTCCTTGCACACCGGCATGCGCATCGCCGCGGCCTTGATGCCATCGAACACGTTCGAGACCGTTTTGCCGCCGCCGATCGGGCCGCGAATGATTTTCACCCGGCTCGCATGATCGGCAAGGAACGCCGCCGCCACGGGCCCTGCCGGCTTGAAATCGCGGAAGGCATCGAGATTGCTCATGCCCCCTTCCCCCCACCCCCGGTCGACGGTTTAAGTTCCCGCCGTCCGAAATTTGGGAAAACGGTGCGGAGGGCTCCCCGGCACAGCGAAGGACGCGCGATTTCGGGGGCACCCCCCCCCGGCCGCGCCCAGGATTGAGGGGCACCCCCCTCGGCGCTCAGGCGGCCTGCACCTGGTGCGCAGCGTGTCGCCGGGGGCATGTGGCCGTGCGCATCGTGCGTTTGGCGTGCTGATTTCAAATCAGTCATTGCTGCTGCCATCCATCTGATCTTTCAGGGTTTCCGACTTGTCGTCTTCCGACTGCATCGGCTCCGAATCGATAACCCGTTGATTTTGCTCGACTGGCGCGAACACGATCTGCGCGTCGTCCACCTGGCCATCGCCGGCCATGTTGATCACCAGCAGGCCGCGTGAGCGATCCTCGACCGTGACCGCCTGCGGCAGCTTCTGGTGCACGTAGGGCAGCGCCGTGCTCATGGCCTCCATCTGCAGCCGGAACGCCTTCTCCAGGTCCAGCTCGCCCTCGTCCTCGGCCTCCTGGCGCACGACCTTGCCGTCGCGCTCCACGAGCACCGTGACCCGCTTGAACAGCTTGAGCTCGCGCGCCAGCTGCTCCGGCGTGCGCGAGTAGATCTCGCCCAGCCCCATCAGCGGCGAGCGGTAGCGGCGCATGAACAGCTGGCGCAGCGCCTCGGTCGACTTGTTGCGCGCGCCCTTCGGCCGGCCGCCCTGCGGCCCGCTCTTGCCCACCGGCGCCGGCGACAGCGGCCCGTCGCACTCCGCGCCGAACAGATCGTCCTGATCCTCCTCGAGGCCCAGGTCGCCCGCGCCGCCGGCCAGAGCCACGGCTGTCGCCATCCCGTTCGGCTTCAGATCGCCCGTCACAGTTTTGCCCCGGTATTAAACCGCCCGCAGAATGGCGACTGGAACGCCAGTTCCAGCCGCGTTCCACTTGCTGTTCCACCTTCAAACCCATGATTTCGCTTAATAATAACTCTCTCTGGAACAGTGGAACGGTGGAACAGTAGGTGGCCTCGTGTACGTACGCGCGTGATTATCCCCCGCGTGCGCACACGCGTAGCGCGCGACCCCCGTTCCAGTGTTCCACCGTTCCACTTCATTCG